CGCCGCCGCCCGAACTCTCTCGCCTCTTCAAATGGCGGAACTGGGGGGTTCTCCCCCGCGCGGGCGGGACGGACGATCAACGCGCTGGTGAACTTGATCGTATGCTCGCCTGCGCCAATTCCTATGATCTCTGGAAGATGCACAAGCGCGGCGGACTCAAGAATATGACCCCCGATCAGATCAAGATGCTGAAAGAGTTGACCGACCTTGGCTGAGAGCAAGCTGCGTATCATTTTGGAGGCCAGTGATAAAGCCACTCCGACCTTGAAGAATTTCAATCAAGGTCTGGGAGAAGCCGCTAAGAAAACAGATCAGGTCATGGCCTCTTTCAAGGATTTCACTAAAGTCCTTGGAGCAGGCGCCGCAGCCATTTTCACGGTTAGCCGAGGTCTCGACGCGACGATTGGGGCCTACGTTGAATATGGTCAACAGGTAAGAGAACTCTCTACAAACCTCGGGATCTCCACCGAGGAAACCAGCCGCCTCATTCAGGTATCAGACGACTTCAAGATTTCAATTGAAGAAGTACGCACCGCAATGCAGATGGCCGCCAAGAATGGCTTTGAACCTTCGATTGAAAACTTGGCTAAGTTAGCTGATGAACTTCAGGGGATGGATAAGGCTACCGATAGAGCCGCGAGGATGTCCAAGATCTTCGGTAGAAATTGGGCTGTCCTTAATCCTCTATTGGCTGAGGGCGGGGATGCACTTCGAGAGAATGCGGCGGCTATTCAGGAGAATCTTATCCTGACTGAGGAATCTGTAGCCAAGACCCGAGAATGGGAACTTGCTTTAGATGAGTGGGAAGACCGCGTAGAGGCGGCTAAGATCGGTGTTGGTTCTTTCCTGGTCGAAGGACTCTTGCCTTGGTTCCGTATTGCGGAAGCGATGCCCGCACTTATGGACGAGATGGGGGATCGACTAGAGGGTACTGTTCCTTCAAATAGTCAGATTGGACGCTGGCTTGGAATGGGACAGGCAGCAGAAACAGCAGCAGACGATATTACGGGTTCGCTTGAGGGCATTGCGGAAGTTGCCGAAGAAACCATCGGGATGCTGCCCGAGCAAATTGAAGAGGCCCTTAAGCATCTTGGATTGCTAATCAAAACGGATCTTACTGAGGACTTCTTCGATACTCGGGAAACAGTAGAAGACTTGCATCAGGAAATGAGAGACCTAAGCAAAGAGAGGATTGAAGCCGGAATCGATCTGGAAGTCAAACGACTGGAAGACTTGGAAGCGGCTAAAGATCATATGAAAGAACTCAAGGATGATCTTTTCCTTGCACGATTAAGGATGTCCGACTTCACAGATGCAACAAGCGATGCAACCAAAGCAGCCGCACGAATGGAGGTCGCTGAACTAACGAATGAGATCAAAGAACAGGGGGAAGTAATCCAAGAATTGGGTAGTATCAGCGCGGAAGAACTTGCGACTTTGGATGCCGAATACAACGAGCGTATGTCCTCAGTTCAGGCAAAGATTGAAGATGTAACAGCGGCCTGGGATGAGCAAACTAAGAGGATGATTTTCGATTTGGCACAGCAAAGATTGATGCAGGGAGGATTGACAGAGGAGGAATTGACAGCACTTAGTAAGCTTGCCGGTCCAGAAGGATTAGGACTTATTGATGAATCTGCTCAAAGGCTTATTGACGCTATCGGTTCTTCTGCAAACAAGATGGAAGAAGCTGGAGATCAATCGGGATTGTTTGTCGATGATCTCTTGAAACTCCAAACGCAAATAGGCAATGTCGAAATTGCAGCTATCAATATGAATAGAGAACTTGGGAAAGTTCCTTCCTCATTGGAAGATATGATGTTGCTTTCAACTACTAAAGACGGAATTCAAAAGTTCCAACATGGCGGTTCCTTCATTGTGGGAGGACAAGGAGGGGCGGATAGTCAAACTGTTTCTTTCCGGGCTAGTCCTGGAGAGCGGGTTACGGTAAGTCCTCAGACAACCAATAACATGAATCTGACCATTCAATCAATGGCTGACTCAGAGGATTTGGTAGGACAGTTCGCTATGATGAAGGCTATCGTCAGCGGGGCGCATTGATGTTTAAGATCATCGTTCCTGAAGCGACTACGAATCTCGGAGTGAATCCCTCTCTGGAAAGCAATACCACCCGATGGTCGGCGGTTGGTTCAGGGGCTTCGATTGTCAGAGATAACACGCAGGCGAGATTTGGACGTTACTCATTGAAGATCACTACAGGGACTTCAGCTTTGGGAGGCGCTTACTACTACACCGCGGGGGCAGGGATTTCAATTAGTGCTTCTACCTCCTATACAGTCAGCATGTATATCTACAATCCCTCCGATGATGCGCGGTTAGCGATTTGGAACAACAGCTCTGTAGAGCTTGGCAATCTTCAAATCCTCTCATCCTCTCAGTGGAAGCGGGTCGAAAAGACTATTACTACTGGGACCTCTTCCAGCATCCACATCCGTGTCACCAATGATAACAGTGGAGTATCTCAGGTGCTGTATGTCGATGGGATTCTGCCCGAAAAGAAAACGGCAGCCGGGACGTACTGCGACGGGGATCAGGATGGGTGTTCCTGGGACGGAGTGGAACATGGAAGCACTTCTCAGAGAGAGGCTTTTGGACCTGGGGGAGCGATAAAGACTTTCACGAACATCCATGCTTCTTTGACGGATTTGGATTTCACCGGAATGGGAATGCCTCCAGTCATCATCAACCAACAGCCCTTTGCAAAACTTCCGGGGTCTGTGTATGAAGATACTCAAGTAAGGGGACGGGTTTCTAACTTGATGGCGTTGGCTCAGGGAAGTTCCAACCTAAACAATATGCACGAAATCCGGCAGGCTCTTCTGGATGCGGTGAAACTGGATCGAGTTTCCCAACCAAACACTTTCCGACTTCAATACACCTCAATCACAAATACAGTCTATGCGGATTTTCTCTATGAGGGTGGACTGGAAGGCGGAGACAGAATAGGATTTTCCGAGACGCTTGGATTGAGACTCTTCGCACCCGATCCTTATTGGTATGAAGATAGACAACAAGTAGCGGTGATTGATTATGTCAGTAACCCGAATTGGAATCGCTTCATTCGCAGAAAAGACGGCGAATGGGCATTCCCTACGGGGACGGGAGCTAATGATTATGTGCGTGCGATTGACATTTCGCCCAGTGGGATTGTTTATTTGGGGGGAGCTTTCACCGACTTCGCAGGTGTGAGCAATACGAAACGAGTAGCATCTCTGGTCAACGATAGTATCACTGCTCTAGGGGCAGGCATTGATAACGGAGAGGTGCGTGCAATTGCAGTAGGTCCTGACGAGACCGCATATATCGTAGGGACATTCACCGCGGTAGATAATGGGACTTCTGCGAATAGGGCCGTCTCCTATACGACCGCGGGCGGTTATGCGACGATGGGGACTGGTCTCAATGGGACAGCTCGATCAGTTGCGGTGGGAATAGATGGGACTGTCTATGTTGGAGGAGACTTCACTTCTCCTGCTACTAGACTAGCGAAGTGGAACGGGAGCATCTGGTCATCTATAGGAACTGGGGCGAATGATAACGTCCGTGCGATAGCTGTTGCTCCTGATGGAAACCTGTTTCTGGGAGGAGCCTTCACGAACTTCGCCGGAGTAGCTACGAATAAAGTAGCGAAGTGGAATGTAACAACCTCCGCGGCTTCGGCAGTTGGTGGTAATAGTCAACTGAATGGTGCCTGTGATGTCCTGGCATTCGCCCCAGACGGAAAGCTATATGCTGGAGGAGCATTTACTACCGCCTCGGGAAACACGGTGAATCGAATCGCCGTCTGGGGTGGATCGGATTGGCTACCGATGGAGAGTGGTGTATCCGATAGTGTCTATTCTATGGCCTGGGCTCAAGGACAACTTTGGTTTGGAGGAGCTTTTCTTACCACGACTAGCGGATTAGCCATGTCCAATCTTGGGATTTGGAATGGTTCCACGTTCGTGAAAACCGATATTGACCTTCCCAATACCGGCTTTGGCGGAACGAATCCTCTGGTGCTTGCATTAGGGGGAATTGGGAAAACAGTTTACATGGGTCACTACGGAACAGGAGCGGCAGAAGCTTCCGATAAGACCACAGTAAGCAATGTGGGAAGTGCTTCAGCATATCCCATTGCGACTTTTTCTGGACCAGGAACACTCGTCTGGCTAGAGAATTACACTAGCGGCGATAAGCTGTATTTCGATCTGGAAGCCCAGGACGGAGAAGAGATAGAGATTGATTTTCGCCCTCAGAAGAAATCAATCACAAGCAATTGGAGGCAGTATTCTCTACAACCAAAACGGGGATCTGACTTCGGGACATTCCGACTCTTGCCGGGGAGCAATGACATCATAGCTTACATTACTGGAGGAAGTGGGAATACTGCCCTGCATTTCCGATGGCAGATTACTCACTGGTCAATTGATGGCGGGGCATGAGATATGGCTTGCCCAACCAGATGGCACGCCTATTCAGATCCTTGAAAACTATACCTTCCTTCGATATACGCGGTCGGTCAACGGCATAGGATGGATTGAGGTCCATATGCCGCACGATTTCGATTTCTCCATTCTTGGACTTGATCGTCTGATTGAAATATGGCGTTCTCCTCCTGGAGAAGATTTGAAATGGCAAATGACCGGCTTTCTACGACGATGGGGAGCTGAAACAATCAGAGGGCAAACCCATGTCTTCTTGGAAGGACCTGGACAAAACCATATCATTGATAATCGGATCGTAGCCTATCTGGGCGATCAAGCGGAAACCGAGAAATCGGGTCTAGCGGATGATGTGATGAAGGCAGTAGTTCGGGAGAATGTGGCTCCTAGTTCAGGGAATGATCCTTATGGACGCTCAAGAGTACAGGTCAATTTCACCGTAGCTGCAGATGCGAGTGCTGGTCCTCAATATGATGGAGATTTCCCCTGGCAAGCCCTCCCTGATGTTTTACGAGAGATATCGGATCAAGCCCATGCAAAGGGAACGCCAGTCTATTGGGACATAGTTCAAATGACTCCCGGTAATTTCCAGTTCCGAACTTTTGTGAACCAGAGAGGAATTGATCGGACCATAGATCCGGTTGCTCTCACCTTTGGACAGGAATTCGGGAACATGACTGATCCAAGGTGGGAGGAGGACTGGACGGAGGAACGGAATATCATCTATGGTGGAGGACAAGGAGAAGGCCAGAATAGAGTGATTGATCCTGAGAAGGATGTTGGAAGGACTTTTCGAACGATCTGGAATCGACGGGAGGGCTTTCAGGATGCGCGCGGAGAGAAGACTGTACTTGGCGTAGCCAAGAAAGCCTTTGCACGTTTGGTAGAAAGCAAACCTCGGAGGCGTTTAAGTGGAAGACTTCTGTCAGTTCCCGGAAGTCTCTATGATGTGCATTGGGGATTCGGAGATAGAGTTCCTGCGACTGCATTCGGATTTCAATTTGAGGGGTTTGTTCAATCGGTAACGATTACGCTTAGAGGAAAGGAACGCGAGGAAATCGACGCCAGGATTGAGGCTGAATATGTCAATCTCGGATAAAGATCTTCAGAGAATGATTGAGTTCATGGATAATCATGAGACTCGTCTGAGGAGATTGGAAACTCAGGAAATCGGGGTAGGTGTTTTGGGTACTGGCATGACACTCATTCAAGAATTGACTCCCACTGGAGCAACAGCTGATTTCACTAGTATTCCAAGTACCTATAGACATCTACAACTCCGATGGATAGCGAAATCGGATCTCAATGGTTACACTCCAACGATCTCTCTTACCTATAATGCGGATTCTGGGTCAAGCTATTGGGCTACTTACCATATCGGTCTTTTGGCATGGAGTGGCTCGGATATTCATAGTGTAAATGCTGAAAGTAGTGGTCCTGCTGCTTCCATTGCTCTGGGCCAAATCCCAGGAATATTAGGCGAAGAAGACGAATCATTTGGCTGGGGCATCGCAGATATCAATTACTACACAATTTCAATATACAAGAGTCTACTCGTTCATTCAGGTACCAATGATGAAGTAAGAGATAACGCTCGAACATTTCTTGCTTCTGGACGCTGGGATTCAACGGCTACAATCAATCAAATAACGATTAGCATGACTGCTGGACAGGATTTCGTAACACCAACGACATTCTCTCTCTATGGGATTTCCTGATGAGAGCCGCGCTTGTAGACATCTCACGCTACCAGGGGATGATTGACGGAGCCAAGATCAAGGCCGCGGGCTTTTGTGGGATCGTCGCTCGCTGCACTATTGGGTTTGCGGAAGATGGGACTTCTGTAGGGAAGGGGCTGGACTTCTACCGGAACTCACAGAAGCAGGCAAGGGATAACGGACTGATCTTCGGAGCCTATCATGTTCTGTGGCCTTCTAACAAAGCACCCATCCGGGAAGCGGACAACTTCTTAGGAAAGTGTGGGGATATCGACCTGGCGGTACTTGATGTAGAACTGCTGGGAGGACAGACCCTTGCCCAGGTACAGGGGCAGTCTAAGGCTTGGCTAGAGAGAGTTGAAGGCGTTCAGGGAAAGAAGCCGTGGGTCTACACGGGGAGCTGGTTCTGGACTTCTCCCGCGGGATGGGAGAACGAATACCCTCTGATCGAGGCAGAGTATCTCATAAGCCAACCGCGGGGAGGGATTGATCGTTCTCAACAGCCAGAGCCGCCAAAAGCGCCGACTTCAAAGGGCTGGTCTTCTTGGGGAATGTGGCAGTGGACATCTGGAGGAAAGCCTTTAGGAGCGTCCTCTGAATCTATGGACTACGATTGCGTGAACGGCACTGAAGAAGAGTTTCGTACCTTCCTGGGGTTGCAACCACCCCCTCCGTCATTGGAGGAGAGAGTGGGCAAACTTGAGGCACAAGCCCACACACACTAGGAGAAGGCATGGACCCTAACCTCGCAGCTAATCCTTACTTCCAACTCGGAGTGGTCGGGGCGTTCATGACCTTCTCCCTAACCCTAATTGGGATATTCATACGACACATCAACAGTAGGGATAAGGACTACCGTTCAGAACGCAATGAGATGGCGGAGAACTGGCAGGCGTTCTTCAAGGCTGAGAGGGAAGTTCGCATAGAGGGCTCTCATGCTCTCTCTCAGGCTATGTCCAGAATCACGGGAGCGCAACAAGAAAACACCCAGGAGTTGAAGAACCTGGCTATCCTATTGATCCGTCATGATGAGGCAAGTCGGGGTGCAATCGCAAAGATCATGGCCTCAGAAGCCGTCAGGATGGTTCAAGCGGAGGCGAAGGTAGAATGAATGCTCTAGACGCCGCGTGGTTTAGCGGTTTCGCAGACGGTGAGGGTTGCTTCAGCTTACAGAGGGTCAATCGAAGAACCCCGCGTCCGGTGTTCTCAATCCGGCTACGTGCGGATGATGCCTATGTGTTGGATTGGTGCTGCTCCGAGTTCGCCGTGGGTATAGTCTATTACAACGATCCAAAACAGGGATCGGTTAATGTGCTAGGCAAAATAACGGCTCAATCAAAACCTCAGGCAATGTGGACTGTAGCGCGCAAGGTTGAGACATTGCGGCTCATGCAACACTTCGATGCCTTCCCTCTCAGGTCCAGCAAGAAACGGGACTACGAGATTTGGCGGGAGATGGTGCTGGAATACAACAAGTCTCCAAAGATGCGAGATCATGGTCTCCTTGTAAGACTGGCACATGCGCTATCGGAGGTGAAGAAATATCAGAACACCGACATAGCCATTCCCAGCAAGGACTGGGCACAACTGGGCTTTGAGTCTATTCCTTAGACTGGCCCTCGCTTTAACAATCTTGGTTTCGTCTGGTAGCTCGGAGCAATCCGATCCACCTGATTGGCTCATCTATAATGTGATGAGATGGTTGCCTCTTATTCAGCGTTGGCACGAGGAATTTCCGGATCTCGATCCTGCTTGGATTCTTGCTATGATTGCCCAAGAATCTCAAGGCGATCCTTATGCAGAGGGCGTGGACGGCGCAAACTCAATAGGCCTTTTGCAGATCATTGCTCGTTCCTGGACGGGTACGAAGGAACAGTTGAAGAGGCCAGAATACAACATCTTCGTGGGAATGAGGATGCTCCATGCTATTCTTGGTAAGGCTGATGGCGACATTCGTTTGGCTCTTGCAGCCTATAACTGTTCCTTTGAAGGTGTCGCTGAGGACCGTTGTGGAAGGTACGGTGGGCTGGAATATGCCGACAAGGTACTTGAATACTTCGTTCCGGTATTCCGCGGTGAGCTGGTCGTCCTTGCAGCGGATAACAAATGGTTGGCTGAACTAGGCTATCTTTATGGGACAGGGAGGTGGGATCGGGAAGAGTATCCTTTCTGGGAAAAGTGTGTTGTAAGCAGTACCGGAAGCAAGCTCTGTATGTTGTAGGAGGAACG